AGCTCTTGGTTGTGACTTTCTTTCAAATCCCATCTTAATCTCCTTAATGTATTTCTGAGTAGTTGTTACCAAATTGTACATCAACCTGCAACTCTCGATTCAATTTTAGCATACGATTTACTTTTTTTATACTATTTTCCAACAATTTCACACACTTATCTCTGTTGCCCTTCTTTACCTCCAATATTATTTCATCATGAAAGTTAGCTGTTAGTTGCTCTCTTTCTTTTAAGATGAATCCTACCCACATATCAAACAAGTAAGTTCCTGTACCTTGACATAAAGTTGAGAACTTATCCTTGTCGCTTCTTAATGAGTACCATAGCTTAGACACAGGGTTAAACTGCCAGGTACTACCTTCAACTTCTTTAGTTACCATGCTGTCAGCTATAGCTTTAACACTCCAGTTACGTTCCCAGTACGCTTCACTGATTACTTTAGCTTCCTTCATGGTAATACCCAACTGTTTTGCTAGGGTTTTAATTCCTGCACCATATTGAAGTGCATAGTTACCACCCTTGTAGTTGTATCGTAACTGAGAAATCCTATCAAGTTTGTTACCATCTTTATAATCTTGCATCTCTTGTTTGGTAATAGCTTTAGCAGATAGTGCAAGGTCAAGGTGTGGGTCAAAGTCTGGTTTACTCATCTCTTTAACGTACTCTTCATCATGCTCCCACATGTAATGTTGCTTGACTCTATCCTCTAAGCTGCACATGTCACTACCGCACAACTCTTTATCGTCATTAGCTGTCAACAAACCTCTAATTTCTAATCCGTAAGGCTTTCTCGCAGAGGGTAGATTAACGCATACTGCGTGTTTAAATCTAAGAGTGTTAGTTAATCCTTGTATACAAGCCTGTACAAAGCCATTCTGCTCATTCTTTAGCAAGCCTTTGACCAACCCTATACGATGCTTAACAACTGCCATAGAATCAAGAACTAAGACCTCTGGGTGTAGTAGGGATAACTTCTTAATAGACTTACACAACTCACCATCTTTAGTTTTTACTTGGGGTATCTCCCTGTCATCTACAAAGTTAAATGTCATTGGCTTCCAACCTAAAGTAAATAACCAGTCCTTGATCTGTTTGCTACTAGTAGGGTTGGGTTCGTCTTGACCTACTACTTCTTCTATCTCATGGTCGTACTCAACAGTAAACCCATTGTCTTCTGCTAAGACCTTCCACCTCTCACCTGCCACAGATAAACTTCCATCTTGTTTGAAGGGTAGCTTGGGTCTTTTACGCTTAGCTATCTTAGGAACCTTTGGCATAACTTTAGATAGTTCATTGATTGCTTGCTCGTTCTTTAGCTCTAACTCATTGAGTAAAATGTTAGCCTTATCTACATCTAGCTTCCACTTAGATTTTTCTTGCAGCATACCCATCTTCATCTTGAATGAGAGGTAACGAACCAGTGGTTGATAGTCACCATCATAAATCTTAATCAACAAAGACTTCTGTAAACCCCAGAGCTTAGTGTTAATCTTCACATCTTCTTTGCACCTGTGAATGTACTCTTCTCTTGTTAGGTTCTCCCAATCAGTAATGACTGGCTTCTCAATGTTTAAACGCTCACCCCACTGCTCAAGCCCATGCCTGTTAATTGTAGGAAACAAGTACCAGGATAAAGCTAGGGTATCTATAAGCTGTGCTTTGATCTTAATGCCTAACAACTCTTCTAAGACTTTTATATCGTAACGAATAATATTATGTCCGATAAGTACATCATCACTGGTAAGGTTCTTAAAGAAGAATCTATTTACTTCTTCTCCATTAGCAATCATGCAATGTATCTTTGTTGCATCAATACCATCAGCTTCTATATCAAATACATACTCAGTCATTGCAAGCCCTTCCATGGTTTTCATGGTATCCAAGTTCTTTGTAGACCTCTTTAGCCTTAGCTACAGCGTCTAGTTTACATTTAAAACTACCATAATGACCTTGACACACTGCAACTTTCCAAGCCTGTTGTTTTTTGTTCCATTTAACTCCTATATGACCAGAGGTATTATTAGATGGAAGATCTCTATTCTTAGCATTTACAGATTGAGTGACATCTCTAAGGTTTTCTATCCTGTTATCAGTTTTTATTCTGTTAATGTGATCTATTTGATTGTCTGGAAACTTACCATGGACATACAACCAAGCTAACCTATGAGCCCTATATTTAACACTATTAATTCTTATACAAATATAGCCCGAACCATTAATACCACCAGCAACATCTCCAATTTTAGCTTTACCACTATTTATCTTTCTTTTAAACACTCCAGTTTCAGGATCATAATTTAAATATTTCTTCAAAGTTTTTTGATTTAACATATCACCAACTCCTCGTTTTAGGTTCTAAATACTCAGTAGTTTCACTATCATAAAACATATCTACTGACCCACTCGTACCAAACTCACGATCATATAAAATCTTAACTTGACTGTGATTAACTTTCTCAGGAGGGCAGTCTGCTGATCTATCACGCTCTAAACCCAAGCCAATATGACTCCACTTCTCGATAGCCCTAGAGCCTGTCATCTGTCCAGACAGTACCTTACCACCTTCTTCGTGACTCTTGTTACCTTTACTCGGTGGATTAACGTGACTGAAGCACAGGATAGTAATAGGATAACAGTTTACTAGGTCAGCTAGGTCAGTCATTATCTCATTTAACTTATCATTAGCTTCTGAGCTAGTGTACCTCGATATTAGTGCTGTAAGTGGATCTAAAAAGAACTCACATACACCATCAATCAAGTGCTGCTCAATGATACAAGCCTTGATGTCTTGCCAATCTCTACTGCCTGTACGATCGTACAAAAAGAGATTACCTTTAAATCTATCTAAGGTAGACGCTAACAACCTATCATCATAATTATTGTCAGGTAACAAGAAGTTTGTTCTTGCTAACTTAGAAGCTATTTGTTTTAAGGTTTTTATTGGGTGGACTTCAAGGTCATAAACACCCACTGGTCTACCATGCTCTATGATTATGTGTTTAACTAATTGGTTTTTAAACTCACTCTTGCCGCCCTTAGGATAAGAAGCCAGCACAACTATGTTGTTAGGTCTTAATATACCATTGTGAGTTACTGCATCTAAAGTAGACCAACAAGTAGATAATCCCTTTGTCGGTCTTTGTAGGGCTTTCTTAATTAATTCATCATTAACTTCGACGACTTCTCCCTGTCTTTGGACTGACGATCTCCATACAGCTTGTTCAAACAGCTCTTTACCCCTGTCGGCTACAAGCATATCACTTGCGTCTTTCAAGGGCAGTGTAGCGACCTTTGCCATTGGAAATACTTTCAGGACTTCTTTAACAGCCTTATCACCTGCCTGATCATTATCAAAGCATAATATGATCTCTTTGAATGACTCGACAAAGTTTCTATTGTTAATCAAATCTTTTACTGCACCTGAACAACCTTTAGTTAAGCTGACAACAGATGGTTTAAGATGCTTGTACTTCTCAGCAGTGTGATCTTTGATAACCTGATATAAACTCAGAGCATCAAGCCTGCCTTCAGTAATATAAAGTTTATGACCATTACAAGCTGAAGCATGGTGTTTGCCCCATAAATCTAAACTGCCCTTACGATCACCTATAGACATAAATCTTTTTGTTAGTCCTTTGGACTCACTATCTTTGACTTGCTTTTGCTCATAACCAACCAGGATGCCCTCGCTTGTATCAGGTGAGAATATACTGGTGATTGTTTCACCATCTTCCTGAGATAAAGCAACCCTGACCCTGTAAGCAGCACAAGTTTCTTTTCTGATCTTTCTATCTTCTAATGCTCTGATAGGCAGTTTCTTAATATCTTCAATTTCCATTGTCTGAGCCTTGTTGTACTGTTTTATGGGTACTATTTTGTCCAAGCTATCATCACTTGGAAAGTATGTTTCACAAGCGAAGCACCAGCTATCGTTTGGTTTATGGTCGTAAGAAAAAACTTGGTTGGCATCGCTTGAGCCACACTTTTCACACGATTTCTTATAAATTGGGTTACCTTTCTGCGGACTATTCATCAAGACCTCCCTCATAATGTGGCACTAAGCATAGAGTTGTACCTTCATTTCTAGTGTGATCCCATTGTTTATTTAAAACGTCAAACTCCTCACTTGTGACCCCTGATCTGATCTTTTTAGCGGGTTCATATACAGACAATATTAGCACATCAAATAACTCCATGATATTTAGTCCCTTCAAGTTGTTTAGTTTCCCATTCTAATCCGTACTCACACACATATTCCGCAAGCAGCTGAGTTCGAGAATGTAATTCATAATGCTTTAGGATCTTATAAAGTTGCATACGAATGTGATTCTCTGAACGTCCTAGTTTATTTGCTATCTCAGAATTGCTCAAGCCTTTTAAAATACCAACTAAGACTGCTTGACATCGAGGATCTAACTTATCTTTTTTCATCATCTTTTCTCCACATCATTCGTTCTTGCTCCTCTTGCAGAGTCTCTGGTGTAATAAACTTAGCAAGTAACTCAGTGTGTGAGTTCACATCAAATTGATCATACACGAACCTAGTATGTTGTCTGCAAGTGCGGAAGGAACATTCCATCTTATCAGCTATAGCTTTGGTTGGTAACCCCAGTAAAAGATAGAATAAGCACTCTTGTAAACGCTCAGAAAGATCATGCTTATTATTCTTTCTGAACGCTGATATGTCATTTGTTTTCATTAGTTGTTTTCCTTGTCTGG